CATTAACTGCTAACTTTGTAACACCTACACAATTAAGTGCTAGTTCTTCTACATTACAGAATAACATTAACACAAAGTTAAACACTGCATCATTTAACGCTTATACGGCATCACAAGGGCCTGCAGCAACTGGTTCATTACTATTAACTGCATCAGCGGCTGGTAACGTAATTACTTTTACTAAAGGAGATAGTTCAACATTTCCTGTAACGATAGCAACGGGCAGTACTGTAGGATTTGTAACTACATCTTCATTTAACTCTTATACTGCTAGCGCGAGTACTAACACTTCAGCTTCTATAAACGCAGCGACAAGTTCATTAAGTTCATCCCTTAGTTCATCTATTGGTTCTTTAAGTGCTAGTGTGGCAGCAATCAACGCTACTCAACTATCTACTTCATCATTTAATACTTACACTGCATCAGCATCAACAAATGTAAGTGGAGCAATAAATGCAGCTACCCAATCTTTAAGTGCAAGTTTAACATTAACGGACAATAGTAAATTAAATACTGCTTCGTTTAACACATATACTGCTAGTGCGGCAACTAATGTATCTGCTTCAATCAATGCAGCTACATCATCACTATCCGCTTCAATTGCTGTAACTGATTTAGCACAGAGTTCATCTATTGCACAATTATTAGGATTCAGTTCATCATTAGATACTACATTCGCAACAGATACTCAATTGAGTGCTAGTGCGAGTACATTACAGAATGATATAAACACAAGAGTATTAACATCTTCATTCAACACTTACACTGCTTCAGCAGCGACGAATGTAAGTGGAGCAATCAATACTGCAACCGGTTCATCTTTAATAACTGCTTCAATAAGTGGGGATACAATTACATTTACTAAAGGAAACGGAAGTACATTCCCAATTGTAGTACCAACAGGTAGTGGAGCTGGAGATAGAAATGGTTTAATCACAACCGGTTCATCTGCAGGAACACAATCAATAACAGGAAGTTTAATCATAAGTGGAGCATCATTCAATGGTAAAATTGAAGCACCTGCTCTTTCAATAGGAACAACTACTTTAGATGTTCTATTTGAATCAACTGCTAGTACGAGTGCTAGTAGTGTAGTATCTCAAATTGATTTTACCCGTTTAGGAGCTGGTGCAACCGGTGACCTGACAGGAATAAGATTACAAACTCTTAGTGGTAGTGATACTGCAGGAGATACTCTATTAAGTAAAATAACTACGGGTGTAAACAGACACACTACAACTGCAATGACAGGTTCAGTTGTGAATACTATAGTACAATCAACTTGGGCTACGGGTTCAGCAGGAACGAGAGTATCATATTCTTCAACTATTACAGCAAACGCACAATCGGCATCTGCAACTATAACTTTAAGTGCAGGAAATGCTGCATCAAATAACGCAGGTGGTACTGCATCATTGCAAGCGGGAAGGATTAACATAGGAGCGACTGGAGCAACAATCAATATTACAGGTTCTTCACCAAATATATTAAGTGGTAGTTTAAGTGGTAGTTTAGTATCTACGTTAACAGATATCTACCCATCAACACCACAAGGTAATTTCATTGTAACATTGACTTCAGCATCTATGGCAACTTTACTATCAGGTTCAACAACAAATGCAAATACATTGTACTTTGTAATATAAAATAAATTATGAGTATATTCTTAGGAGGTTCACAACCAACAAACATATTCTTAGGTAGTAATACAATACAAACCATTTATAGTGGTGGGTTTATTGTGTATAGTGCAGCAGGCCCAGCAGTATCTCTTTCTACAGCGGTATTAGCAGTAGCAGGAGGAGGTAGCGGAGGATGTGGAACAGGCGGAGGCGGTGGAGCAGGTGGTGTTGTTTATTCATCATCATTATCTTTAGCAGCAGGAACATTTACTGTAAACGTAGGTACGGGTTCAGCTGGAACAGGTTCTAATAATTCAGCATCACCTGCAGGAAGTAAAGGTCAGGATTCATCATTCACAGGAACAGGTATTATTGTTTCTGCTAGTGGTGGCGGTGGAGGAATAGGATACGACCAGGCGTGGGCAGCTGTTAGAAATAATGGTGGAAGTGGTGGAGGTGGCTCCGATAACAATACAACAGAAGGTTTAACTATTGATTCTGCACAAGGAAACAATGGTGGTAGTGGAGGAAATAGTGCTGCAGCTGGTGGCGGAGGTGGTGGTAAAGGCCAATCAGGTCGTTCACCATTAGGTTTATATCCAAATGGAACAGGTGGAGCAGGAGGAAGTGGAAGTGCATTCACAATCAGAGATGGTTCATCCGTATTCTATGGCGGTGGTGGTGGAGCTGGTGTATATGCTCAGGCTACAAATGCAGGAGCAGGTGGACCAGGTGGTGGAGGTAACGGAGGTGGACCAGCAAATAACACTAACTGCACTGCAGGTACTATAAACACCGGTGGAGGTGGAGGAGGTTCATTCAGAAATATTGATGGAACTAACAACGGAACAAGTGGAGCAGGTGGAAGTGGTATTGTAGTAATTGCATACTTAACTGCATCTTATTCATCTTCAGGAGCAACTTCGGTAAGTGGTGGTATCATAACAGATTACACTTCTGGCTCTGCAGTATATCGTTCACACACATTCTTATCATCATCAAATTTAGTGATAAGCTAAAAAAAATTAAAAAAACAAAAACATAATTGTTAAACCTTATATAAACACAAATAATATGAATTCAAAACAAGTATTAGACCGTATAGTATCAATGCTTTCCCTAACAAAAAAGGAAGAAGTAGAGATGACATACGCAAGATTAGCTGATGGAACTATCGTAGAATCTCCAACATTCGATGTAGGTGAGGCAGTAGAAGTAATATCAGAAGATGGAAAAAAGACTCCAGCACCAGATGGTACGCATGAGTTAGTATTAAAAGATACAGAAGGCAAAGAAACTACTTTCAAAGTTATCACCAAAGATGGTGTTATCACAGAAAGAGAGAATGTAGAAATGGAAACCGAAGAGGTTAAACCTATTCCTTCTGCAACTGATGAATCTGAAGCAAACAAAATACCAGACCCTAAATCTCCAGCAACTAACGATAAAGGAACTAAACCTTCATCTATGTTAGCAGAAGAATTACCAATGGGTGATGGTATTGAAGGAACTCCTGAACCATTAGCTGGTGAAGAAGGTTCTCCATTCGATATGAAGAAGCATATGGAAGATATGACTTACAGAATTGAAGAATTAGAGAAGAAGATTGCTAAGATGGGAGAGCATGATAAAGAAAAGGAAGCGGAAATGGAAGAAGAAGAAGAGAAGTTACCAAAATTAGATGGTGCTCCAATCGAAGAAGCTGCTAGATTATCTGCAATTAAACCAAAAAATAAACTAAAAGAGAGTAACCCACAAGGTTCTTTCTTAGAGAAATTATATAACTAAACAAAATTAAAATCATTTAAAAATGAGAAAACAACAAAATTTCGTATCAGGAAATCCTGCAGTAACTAGCACATACGCTGGTGAGTTCGCAGGTAAGTATATTAGCGCAGCTTTGTTATCAGCTAAAACGTTGGATAACAAATATGTAACTATTATGCCAAACGTAAAGTACAAGCAAGTTATTCAAAAGGTGCAATTAGATAGCATCGTTTCTAACGCAACTTGTGATTTTACACAAACAGGTTCAGTAGCATTAACTGAAAGAATTATCGAACCAAAAGAATTACAAGTTAACTTAAGCTTGTGTAAAGCAGAGTTCGTAGATTCTTGGGAAGCATTACAATTAGGATATAGTGCATTTGATACTATCCCTGCTAATTTCAACGATTACCTTATCTCTTATGTTGGTGGTTTCGTAGCACAAGCTACAGAGCAATCAATTTGGCAAGGTACTGCGGCAACTAACGGTCAATTCGGTGGTTTCCAAAACGCATTCTCTTCATCAATTGCAGCGGGTGGTTCAACTGCGGTTATCGCAGCAGGTAGTGGTTCAGGTATCATCTCTGGTTCTGTAACTTCTGCTAACGTATTATCTAAATTAGATACTGTAGTTAACACTATACCTAACGCAGTTTATGGTAAGGATGACCTTTTAATCTATGTTTCTACAAACGTAGGTAAGGCTTACCAACAAGCATTAGCTGGTGCTTCAATCGGAGCAAACGGATGGAACAATACAATGAACGTTGGTGAGAAACCATTCAACTTCAATGGTATTGAAATCGTTCTTTGTCCTGGTCTTTCTGATTCTAAAATCGTAGCAGCACAAAAATCTAACTTATTCTTCGGTACTGGTTTATTATCAGATTACAATGAAGTAAAAGTATTAGACATGGCTGACTTGGATGGTTCTCAAAACTACAGAGTAATTATGAGATACACAGCGGCTACACAATTCGGTATTGGACAAGACATCGTTTACTACGGAGCTTACTAAAAATAATTAAGTGGAGAGGAAACTCTCCACTTTAATCAGTTATTAAAACAAACAAAACTAAAAAGAAAACTTATGCCAGCATGTGATTTAACATTAGGAAGACAGGAGCCGTGTAAGGAATCGGTTGGAGGATTGCAAGGTGTGTACTTTATCAACTACACAACAGCATCTTTCGTACATGGTGCAAACCAAAAAGTAACCGCATTACCTACAGGAACAACTGTTTACTACTATGAGCTTAAGGGAAATTCTTCTTATACAGAAACAGTTAACTCTTCTAGAGATAATGGAACTACATTCTTTTCACAAGAATTGACATTAAACTTAAAGAAATTAACTCCTGAGATGACAACGCAATTGAAAACAATGGCGTATGGTAGACCTCAGATTATTGTTTGGACTAATGCTGGTGATGCATTATTAGTAGGTGAAAAGCAAGGAGCAGATGTAACTGCAGGAACAATACAAACAGGTGGTGGTTTAGGAGACCTTTATGGATACTCTGTAACTTTCACAGGTTTAGAAAACGTTCCAGCATCATTCTTAACCGGTTCTACAACTTCAAGTGCATTCGCAGGATTAGGTACACAACCAACAATTGTATATGGAACGGTGAATTAACCTTAAATATAAAATATAAATTGAGGGTAATCAGAAATGGTTACCCTTTTTTATTACTAAAAAATTGGGATAATCTGTGTTATATAAGAGATAAACTATAGATAATGCAGGGATATTACTTAACAGGCAGCAACTTATTTACTATTAGAACACAGGGATTAGCTAGTAAACCTACTTTAACTTTGAAGTTAGAGAATATGTACACATTAGTTAACACATCTTCTTCTATTAGTAACTACACATTTAATAACTACGAAAACCTTTTACAATTTACTGCTTCGATAAGTGGAGCAGCAGTTGGTGGAGAGTATAGAGCAAGAATATTATCTGGCTCTACTGATGTTTGGAATGGTTCTATACAGGTTTATCAATCACAATCATTAGATACGACATACACAAATCAAAATAATCAGTACGTTTCGCATGTTACTGATAACGAATTTATAATAATGTAATATGAACAAAGGATATCAAAACTTTTCAGTTGTAAACTTAGCTCAGCAGGATGTACCCGTAATAAGAGAGGATACTAAAACCCGCTATAATTGGGTACCGTTCGGTATTGGATTGCAGGATGACTTCTATCCAGAGGTAACTGCGGCTTATAATACATCAACAACTAACGCTGCGTGTATAGAAGGTATTAGTGATTTAATCTTTGGAAAAGGATTGTACACTAAGAACGAAGGATTTACCGATGTATTAGCTAAAATCCTACCACAAGAAGAATTAAAAAGAGCAATCTTTGATTTAAAACTTTATGGTAATGGTGCATTTCAAGTATATTGGAATGATGACCACACTAAAGTAATTAAATTCTATCATACACCTGTTCAGACCCTAAGAGCTGAGAAGTTATTCGATAATCCAAAAATACAGAATTATTTCTATTGTACTGATTGGTTCGATATGAAAGCACAAAAGACTAAAATCAAAATACCTGCTTTCGGAACATCTAATGAAAAAAGAGAAATACTTTGGGTTAAGAATTACACACCTGGTAAATACTATTATAGTATCCCTGATTGGATTGCAGCCCTTCAATTTTCGTTCGTAGAGGCTGAGTTGAGTAACTTACACCTTAACAACATAGAGAACGGATTCTTACCCCTCGTAATGGTAAATATGAATAGTGGAGTTCCTGCACCTGAGGAGAGAGATACTATCGAAGACCTAATCGAACGTAAGTTTACAGGCACAAGAAATGCTGGTAGATTTATGATTTCATTTAACGATGATGCGGCTAACAAACCTACGATTGATACGATACAGATTGAAAACTTACACGAGAAGTTCCAATACGTTGCTGATTACGCACAGGATAGAATATTAGTTGCTCACAGAATTACATCACCACTCCTATTTGGTATCAGAACTGCTAATAATGGATTCTCCTCTCAATCAGAAGAGATGAAAACAGCATTCTCTATTATGCAAACAATGACTATTCAACCATTCCAAAACTTAGTTATCAACTCAATAGGAGATGCTTTGTTAGAAGGTGGATACGATGATACACAATTGTACTTTGAGCAGTTAACACCATTGGCAATCTTAAGTGAGCAAGCTGAAGATACTGATAAGACAGTTGCGCAGGTAGAAGATGAAACAAACAGACAAATGGAAAACCCAGATGCTGTAGAACAACCAACTGAAAACATAGAACAGATGAGTAAGGAAGAGTGGCTTTATACATCTCAACCAAACTTTACTAAAAATTACGAAGTATATAAATAAAATAAAAATATGGCATACGTCTTATTCATTACCAGAAACGATATCATTAAGAACACTCCATTACAGGGTGCTATAGATGCTGATAAGTTATTGCCTTTTGTTAGAACAGCGCAAGATAAATACCTTATGGATTTATTGGGTACTGTACTATTTGATTACCTACAAGAAAAAATTGCTGCTAATACATTTGGTACACTAAGTGCTTATTATCAGGATTTGATGGATGACCACATAAAGAATACCTTAATATGGTATAGTTGTGTAGAGTATATTCCATTCTCTTCTATCTCATTTAAAAGTGAGGGAGCAGTTAAACACCTTTCAGACCAATCAGTTGCACCAGGTAAAAACGAAATAGATTACTTAAAGCAACAGGCACAACAAAATGCTGATTACTACGCGACTAGATTACAAAACTATTTGATATCTTATTCTAATGAGATACCACAATACTTAGAATCTGTTGGTAATCAAACACAAATTTATCCAAATATGTCAAACACATACTTTGGAGGAATAAACTTATAATATAACGTGAATGGCACAACTAGTAAATGATAGCGGTACAAACTTTACTCTCTATTACAATACATTAGAGTATTTCAAAACCATTATGAGTAACCATCCTTCAATCGGTTCGGTAACTCAGGGTGATATATTCGAAATAGATAGTAGAGAGTTTCCAGCATATCCGTTGGGAAACGTTTTAATTACTAACACTGTCTTTGGAACTAAAACTTCAAACTTTACTATTCAACTTACGGTTGCTGATAAAGTTAAGTTAAAGAATAATGATTCAGATGGTAGAACTAACGCACAGGTAATTCTTTTTGAAGGAATTGATGATGTGGTAGATATACACGCTAATACTTTAGCTATTGTTAACGATTTAACTTCATACACTCAAAGAAATGTAGAAGCTATTGCAGTTGATGGTGATATAAATTGTACTCCATTTAAAGATAACTTCGATAATGGTTTAGCAGGTTGGGTAGCTACATTTGATATAACAGTTCATAATGATAAAAACATTTGTCTGTTTGATTTACTTCCAACAACAACCACTACCGCTGGGCCTACTACTACAACTACGACAGGTGCTCCGACAACAACAACTACAAGTACCACAACAACTGCAGCTCCAACTACTACGACTACTTCGACTACAACGACGAGTACGACTACTACTACGATTGCACCTACCACTACAACTAGTACAACTACTACTGCAGCACCTACCTGTTTAACTACAATTGTAAATTACTTAGGAGCAGCTGTGCAAGTTCAATGGCAAGATTGTAATGGTAGTATTCAAACAGATACACAAAGTGGACCTGGTAATTCAGAAACATATTGTGTTTATCCTAATACATCCTTAACGGTTATTAGTGGAAGTGCAGGTAATGTTAGTATTACTGCTAACGTTGCTCCGTGTACTTCTCCTCCTGGCCCAACTACTACAACAACATCAACTACGAGTACTACAACTACTGCAGGCCCTGAAAGATGGAGATTGATAAGTTGTGATAACATTGGATTAACAGCTGATGTACAATTTGTTACTGGAACTTTAGGATTAACATTCTCAAAAATTGTTAATGTTACTTCTTCATTCGTAAGTGGATGTTGGAGTTTACAACAACCTGTTCCTACTGCACAATATAGTGGAGCTATAGCAGGTAATATATTTAACAATTGTATAACTTGTCAAACATTCTCACCAACTACTACAACAACTACAATTGCACCTACAACAACTACTACTACGATTGCACCTTGTCAGGCACCAACCTTATTTAGTGCATCATTCAATAGTACACAGGCGTTTGTAAGTGCATCTTATCCATTCGCACCTTCGTGTAATGGTATAACTTTGGAAGCGGATACAATTATTACATTCCCTAATCCTGTAAGTGCAAGTTTAGGATGTAGTGCAAACTTATCGATTGGTGGATTGAATAGTTCAACTATTTACTATATCAGAGCAAAACAAAGTTGTGTACCTGGATTCCAATCTACTAGTAGTTATTCTAATATAGTATCTGGTTCTACTTTACAAAGTACAACTACAACAACAACAACTACTTTAGCACCTACTACTACTACAACTACTTTAGCTACATTTAATTTTAGTGCAAGTTTAAGTTTCAGTAGTGGCTCTGATGAAATAGCATGTTTAAATAATGGATTGTGTTAAAAAAATAAATTATGGCAGATTGCAAAACAATATATTATAACTCAACTACGAGTAGTTTAAACTTAGGAGACTTCTTATATCAAAACCAAGCACAAACAATTCCTGTATCAGCAGGGTATTACTCTTGGAGTGAAACAAATAAATGGTATGAAACTGATGTCGAGGGAGTTATTATTTTTAGTGGTAGTTGTCCATCGTTCTATAGTTTGGAAACTAACTATAATGTATCAGATGTAAACGCTGCGTGTAGTGAAAGTATTCAATGTATATTTGTATCCTCATCATATCACTTATGGTATGATTTTACAAATACTGCATCATTTGCTCCACCATCAGGTGGTGTATGGCAACCTGAAAATTGTATTCAATATAATACAGGTATATCACAATCTGTATATAGTTTAGCAGGAACTGCTTCAAAGTATCAATATAACTGTGGGCCCTCAGGTAGTGTAACTCAAAGTTCAGCATTCGCATATCAAGGTGCTTTAGTTGCAGTATATGGTACAAATAGACAAAGTGTAAGTGGTAACATATTTGTTCCTAAATATACAGGCTCTAATTCATTATCATTTACATCTTCTTTAAGCCAAAGTGTTGCATATCAAAGAGGAGTTGTTGTTGCATCGAATCAAGGAGCTGGATTTGCTAATAGTGGAATATTAGTAAGTACATCACCATTAGTATATCAAGATATTTTAGAATTGGATATAAATAATCCATTCTCATTTGAAGTATGGCATAAAACTCCATCATCTTCATTTGGGACAGGAAGAAGATTAACTTTAATGAGTAAAAAACAAAGTGGCGATGCTAGTAGTGGATACTTATTAGAATTAAATCCTTCAGGCTCTTTAGGTAGATTTGGTGTAACTTTAAATAATGGAAGTACTGCATCATTAGATGAATCTCAACAATTATATGTTAGAAGTGTAAACGCTTTTACATCATCAGATTGGCAACAAATAGTTGTAACTTATGATGGTAGTAAGAATGCAAGTGGATTAAAACTTTATCAAAATGGTAATCAGGTTTCTGCTAGTAGTTTAGGTACATCTTCTATAGCAGGTGGTAATCAATATTTGGGTAGAAATGGTATTAGTTTCCAAATGGGAGATATTGATTATGGTGAACCAGCAAATCAAGGAGAAAGAAGTTATGTTGGTAGAATCGGACAAGTAAAAATATATAAAACAGCAATCAATGCTAAAACAGTACTAAACAATTGGTACCACTATAGTGGAAGCTTTGTAAATTAAAAAATATGGCAAATTGTAACACATTATATTATAGTTCTTCAGTAAGTGGACAGCTAGTTAGTGGAACTCAGGTATTTACAGATGAAAATCAAACTATATCTGCACCAGCTGGATACTATTCATATTACATATCTAATTCTTATTATAGAGTTAATTCAATTGGATATGTTTATGAAGTAGGAACTTGCCCTGCCCCAACTACGACAACTACTGCAGGACCTACAACCACTACTACAACCACTACTACTACAACAACGACAAGTACTACAACTACTTTAGCACCTGCAATAGTAACTAGAGGATTAAGTTCTTACTTAAACTTCCGTAACTTCTTCTCTGCTTCTATTGAGAATAATGATTTATGGTATGATAGTGTACAATTAGTAAGTGAGAGTGCATGTAGTAGAGTTATCGGTATAGATTCTCAGGATGAAGGTTGTGGAGAAAACAGACCTGATTGTCCTGTTTATTTATCTACCGGTTCATTCAATGCATGGGATTGGCCTAATGTATTCAATTGTAATAAATCTGTATTCTTTGGTACTGGCTCTTTCGCAAGTTCTTCTAATCAAACTTATGTATTCTACGGAGCATGGGAAAAAGATAAGAACTATGGATTTGTTAGAAACAGAAACTACCAAACTTCATTACAAAGAGCAAATAAGATTTACTCTTCTGGCTCTAATATAGTATTGGAAACATATTGGAACGATAATACAACTCATACATTAGAATTACCAATTTCTGCATCTACATTTACATCTTCTTCATTGAGTATGATGACTGTAAGAGTAGAGAATGGTAACACTGCATCAGTATTCCAAAATGGAAACTTAATCTTAACTAAGGAGACTAGTTCATTACAATTCCAATCACAAAATTTAGGATACACTTATTGGTTAGATTCTGATGATGTAGAAGATTTCCAAATGTTTGCACACTCAATGTTGATATACACTGCATCTCTAACAAATGTTGAGATTGCTGCATTATCAAATGCGATTAACAATAACATAACCGGTTCATACTAATGGCTAAATTCCCAACACTTGCTCAATTATCTACAACTTACAAAAGTTTAGCTGTAGCTAGAGCACCTCGTAAAACAGGTAACCTAAAAAACCAATTGGAAGCGTATAACCGCCCATCTGGAATGGTTAAAGTGTTGGGAAAGGATAAATTTGAATTAGTATTAGATGTTGCTCCACCTGGCGCAGAGTACGGAAAGTATTGGAATGACCCTAACGTAAGTTATCAGGTTGCAAACCAAAAGACCGGTAATAGTGGTAAGATTAACTTTGCCAAACAGGCTCTTAACTCACCTGAACTTAAGAAACAAATAGAACTCTTTATGAATGGTAAGGTAGAAGAGATGTTAAAAGAGGAAATGGGTAAAATAGGTAAGGTATTTACTAAAGCATTTAAGAGTAAAGGGTAACCCAATAAAAAATCCACATTTGGGGTTATTATTAAAAGGAAACTTTATTATGGCTTTAAATATAACTCAAACACCACCCTCAGCTTCTTTGGCTCAATCGCCAATTATATTTACTTTATCCTCAACGCAGGATACAACTAATATAGGATTTCAGTATGTAGCAGACCTATTCTTTTGGACAGGAAGTGAAGCAAGTAGTGGTAGTGCAAAATATGTACTTACAAAATTCCCTAATGGAAGTGCTGTAGGTATTTTTGATTTTAGTAAGATATTAAACTCAACTCTTACTCAGTTAGCAATCCAAAATGGTTCAAACGTAACATTCTTTAAGGGTGATTTTTACACACAATGGTTGACAGGTTCAGCTTATATTACAGGCTCTACGCATACTATCTCATCGGTGTACAAAGCATTAGATGGATACGCATTATTTCAAGAACCAATCAACGGAAACATATTCTCAAAAACTCCATATTGGCCCCTAATGACAGATGGGCCGGTATCACAATCAGCCTTTGATGTAAACATCGGTTCTGGTAGTGTTTACGTGGGAAATGCGGGGACATCTATTCCAACGAGGATAATCTATAGTGGAAGTACAGGCAATGGAGTGGTGAACGTTTCTGGAACTGCAGCAACAACGGGTCAAATCGTTCAGTTTCCTATGTTCCCATCGGCTAGTGGATTCCCATTATCTACAATTGGATTAACAAATTATTCAGTTCGTGCATATAGTGGTAGTACTGCATTAGGTTCTTCAATTTACTTTGATGTAGATTGTATTCAGAAATATCCTAATGTGAGAATCAAATGGAAAAACAGATACGGACAATTTGATTATCTAAACCTATACGGAGCATCGCAAGAAACATTTAATACAGATAGAAAAACTTACCAACCACAAATCGGAAGTTGGGAAAGTTCTACTCTATCTTATGAATCATATGATACACAAATTCAACCATATGTTGTAAATGCAAAACAACAATTAGTAGCAAATACACAATGGTTACCTGAAGATGAAAACGATATAATTAAACAATTACTTTCATCAGATGAAATCTATTGGGTATATAACGAACCATCAACTGCTGTAAAACCTATTGCAATTACTTCATCTAACATTACATTCAAAACGGGTGTAGTAGATAAGTTGATTCAATACTCATTCACATTTGATATTGGACAGAATTATAAATTGATAATATAATATGGGAGTTGCGAGTACAAATACGATTGCGTACAAATTAGTAGCAAGTGGTAGTATATTAGACCTATTTGATGATGAAGATATCCTAGTATCTGATAACATCACAGGTCTGTTTGATGTGGGTACATTACCCGTAGATTTCAGCCGAACTATTATGTTACCTGCTACTAAAAAGAATAATGCATTCTTTGAGCATGTATATGATATTAGTATTGATGCACCTTACCTATTTTCTACCAACGTAAAGGTAGATGCTTACTTAGATTTTGATGGTATATATTTGGCTAGTGGTTACCTACAACTTAATAAGGTTGTATTAAAAGGAGATTTAGGTATCCTTTCTTATGAGGTATCTCTATTTGGTGCAGTTAGTAGTTGGGGAAAAGAAATCAACAACAATTACTTAACTGATTTAACTTCACTATCACAATTTAATCATACTGCATCTTACAATAGTATTACTAGTAGTTGGAGTGGTTCTCTATTTAACGGTGATATTCGTTATCCTCTAGCAGATTATGGTAAAGGATACAGATTTGAGCAAGGTTCTCTTCAAACATTTGGAATAAATGATTTTGATGGAGCGTTAACTGTACAAAACTTTAAACCTGCAATCAGATTAAAAAGAGTATTTGATGCATGTTTTAATGAATTCGGATACACATACACAGGTTCATTTTGGGAACAACCTTTCTTAGATGATGTATATATGTTGTGTAATAATTCCCTAAAGTATCCTGAATTTAGTGGGGTTGATTTAGAGAATTTTGGTACAATAAAAGTAGGTCCAATTAGTGGAAGTGGAATGGTGGATGTTAATCTTCCTTCAGGTAGTTATGTAACTCTTCCGTGGTATAACGAAATGAGTGACCCTCAAAACTTTTATAGTAATGGTGTGTATAGAGTAGATAAACCTACAAACTTAGAAGGAAATTTAAACTTAAGTATAAATGTAAGTTCTTCAGCAAACAATATGCCAGGTACTTTTTCTGCAAATGGAAGATGGAATTTTAGAATGATAGAAACAGGTAGTGGTACTCCTTATGGAACAACTGCTATACAATCTTATCTTTCATACTTTGACCAATTACAACAGAGTAGAACGGGTCAAATCAATCAAGATTTTCAATTACTAACACAATTTAAGTTATATAATATTCCGACAGGTAGTTACTATTTTCAAATTCGTCAATCTCCTGATTTACCATTACCTACTGCATTACCGGTTGTAACATTAGACCCTAAAGGTACAACTAAATCATTCTTACAGATAACGCAAGTTAATCAGGCAGCAGATGGAAGGATAATGGATATGCCATCTAATATGCCGTTTGGAACAACTGGTATTAAATTGATTGATTTTATCAAAGGGGTACAGAAGAAATTTAACTTAGTAATATATCCAAATAAAACTAAACCAAAAGAGTTTATAGTTGAAACATTTAATGATTGGTACAAAAAAGGTGTAAGAAAAGATTTTAATCAATACATAAATCTTAATGAACCCATAGAAGTAATACCAGCAAATAACTTAGCAGTAAATCAATTAAACTTTGGAGATACATTAGACCAGGATTACCTTTCACAACAATTTAGTAAATTAGCAAACAGAGAGTTTGGTAAATCTTATTATACAGATACAACAAACTTTTTCTCACAAGGTACTTTAGAAGTAAAAACAACATTTGCTTCATCACCACTTTTACAAATTGCAGGAACGGGATTATCTGGTTCTGTAGCGGGAGCAGCTCCTCCAACACAAACACAATTCTTAGTTGGTGAGTGTCGTTATGGATATGGATTTAGTCCAGCAGATACTTGTACATCTCCTGCGGTAATCTTTACTTTTACTATCTCAGGAACATTATCAGTTGGATTAACTGTGTATAGAGATATATACGGTCAACAACCAGTAACTAATTTAAGATTTGTCACAGGCCCATCAGGAGGAATAATTTATGAAGTAAACCCTGTAACAGGTGAAATTATTTCACAAACTGGATACTTCTGTTAAAATAAAAAAATATGGCTCAAAGAATACCAATATACATACCAACATTTATTAGTGACCAGAACTACAATCCTAATAGAGTATTACCACGCATATTGTTTTTTAACGGAATGTTAGATTGTGAAACCTATTGTATTGAGAGTGGTTCGTTAAACACAGATGGAGTTATAAAAGAGGTTACACAATTTCCATACTTTGACCACTATAATGTAGTTAGTGGAAGTTTTCCTACATCAGGCTCAGATTCATTACTATTCAATAATGAGAATCCTGTATATGGACAACAACCAACTGAAAACCTTTTTACAACATATTGGACTAACTATGTAGAATTACTTTACAATCCAAAGACAAGGTTATTAGCCGCTAGTGCAATTATTCCCCTAGCAGATTATTTTGATATGGAGTTAAATGATATTGTAAATTGGAGAGGTAACTATTATCACCTAAGAGCAATCAATGAGTATAACTTAAAAACAGGTGAATGTAAAATTCAATTATTAGGTCCAATCATTGCGGATACTTTTGGTGGAATAACTCCTGCAACAACAACTACCACAACCACAACGAGTACTACCACTACAACCACTACAACCACTACAGCAGCTCCGACAACAACTACAACATCAACTACAACAACTACTGCAGCACCATCTGCAACTTTAAATTGGAGTTATACTGAAACAGGCGGTGCTAATGGAACTATGGATTTATATGTAAATGGTTTTGCGGTTGAAAGTAGAAGTAGTACATCAAATGGAACTAGAACAGTTTATGTTGGTGATACAATTTATGTAAATTTACAAATAGTTACTGCATGTGGTTCGCCTACATACGCAAACATTTCGGTAGGTGGAAATATATTATCTGATGCAGATTGTGCTAATAATGCAGGAGTATCTTTGACTACATCAACATATACAGTAGTAAGTGGTGATATAGGTAGTACATTGACTGTAAGTACATTTGCATCTTGCGATAGTGGATGTTTGTAATATATAAAAAAATGTTTTATGATAAGATTTATATCAGCTCAGCCGGCTAGCACTTATTATGCATGGCAAGTAGAAGTTATGATAAACAATTTTATGGAGAAAGGAATAAATCCTAATCACATAGATATTGTTTGTTGGAAACAGAATGGTGTAATACCCGAAGAATGGTTAAAGTTAGCAAGTGGGTATCCTGCTCGCTTCTTTTTCTATGATGATGAAAGGGAAACCAAACATTATATTAGTTCAATCAGACCTAATATTCTTAAACAACATTTCAAATTACATGAAGAGCTGGAGAAGGATACTATCTTCTACCACGATTGTGATATTGTATTTACTAATCGTATTGATTTTGACAAGTATCTTAATGATGATAAGTGTTATGGTTCTGATACCCGTTGGTATATTTCGCATGATTACATTATTGGTAAAGGAGAAGATGTTTTAGATAAGATGTGTGAGATAGTTTCTATTCCTAAACACATTATAAAACAGAATGAATTAAACTCAATAGGTGCTCAGTATCTTATGAAAGGAATCAATTGGAGATTTTGGGAAGAGGTAGAAAGAGATTGTGAAACCCTATTCAAAGAGATTACAGAATTAAACAATATAAAGAAGAGAGAAAATCCATCTTACCACGAACTACAAATATGGTGTGCAGATATGTGGGCCGTACTATGGGGTTTGTGGAAATTGGGTAAAGAGACCGTTTGTGACCCTGCATTAGAATTTAGTTGGGGTACTTCAACTGAAGGAGATTGGGAAAGATTAAACATATTCCATAATGCCGGAGTAGTGAGTGGTAATGATGGTCTATTCTATAAAGCAAATTATATAAACAGAACACCCTATGGTGATGAATTAGAAATAAAGGGTGGTACTGCGAGTAAAAGATATTACGAATTAGTAAAGGAAACAGCTAAAAAATCAGTTCTATTATGAGAATTATAACAGCAACCTATGGAGGTGTAGATGTAAAGGGTATCGTAGAATCCAAAATAAAGGGTGACGCGTTAGTTGTAAGGAGTTCAAATTCTGTTTTTGGAGATACATTGGTTGGACAGATAAAGTACCTTCAAATCGAAGCAGAATTAGGTGGAGAGATATACAAAGAAAACATAAAAGAAGGTGGAATCTGTGTAATACCTAAAACAAAAATTGATAGATTAGGAATATTCTATTCTAATAATGTAAACCCACAAACACAACCTACAATTAAAAGGGTTCTAAAACAATTAGAGAAGGCGAGTGATGGTGTGGCAGATATATACACCTGTATGTGGAGAGCGCAAGAAGGTAATCCATTTAAGGAATACATCGCATGGACTCAAACCCTATCACATTTGAATCAATTGTTACAGATTATGCAGTTACTTTATACTGCGAGAGAAGTACACCAATACAAATATGTTAGTTTTTTAGAGCATGATGTATTGTATGCAGAAGGATACTTTGAGTTTCCTGAGTTTGAAAGGGGTGAAATCCTAACAAATATGAATTACATTGGTATGAACATCGAAGGGTTTCAACCATTAGGGCAAAGAGATGAACCATTCCATCAGATGACAATGAGATTTGAAGATGCAATAGAACATTGTGAAAGGATATTAGCAAATGCACTTATCACTAATAGTGGGTTAATCGAACCGCAGGATATGGTAAGAAAGCAGTGGGAATCAACTTATTCTAATATCCACGTCAATCATGGACACCACTTTACATCTCATTACAATGTATTTAGAAGAGATTCTTATTTCAATCCAGCTCCATATTGGGGTAACCATAACGATTGGAAAGACCTCTTCCCTCAATAAATAACCCACACTTTTTGTTATTAAAGTATGATAAAGCAAATTATCGATATAATAGTTTTGAATGAATTCTACGGAGTATCTGAGAATATGGATATTGCCAAAGGAAAATATAAACTACCTTCATCAATTGGTGAGTGTGGAAAGTTATTAAAA